GAAGCTGCGATCAAAAGCCTCAGCCCTGCTGAGTACGCTGCAACAACGCGTGCGAAACGCGCTGGCAAAAAAGCCGGGAAACAATTCGTAGCCCAGCCCAAAACCATCGCAAAGAAAACAGCAAGTTTTAGATAAAGGACCAACATGTCTCAGTTCACATTGACCCTCGAAGAAGACGCGATCATCACCGATGCGTTGAAAGCAAAAGCTACGCAGTACGCCGCCATGTTTGGCGTGGCTGACCCCGCGCTGGAAGCACTGATTGCCAAGCTGGAAGGCTATAACCCTGTTGTGGAGTCTGCACCCGTGGCTACGCCTGTTGTGGAGCCTGAAGTGGTGGTTGAGACTCCAGAAGAAGTTGTGGCTGAAGAAGCTGCCGACGAAGACGAAGCTGAATAATCATGGCCAAGTCACCCGCATGGCAACGCAAGGAAGGCAAGTCTGAGAAGGGCGGCTTGAACGCCAAGGGACGTGCCTCCTACAACAAAGCGAACCCCGGCAAGCCCGGCCTGAAGGCTCCACAGCCTGAAGGCGGACCCCGTAAAAAGTCGTTCTGTGCTCGCATGGAAGGCATGAAATCAAAGCTGACTTCCGCCAAGACGGCCAAAGACCCAAACAGTCGCATCAACAAAAGCCTTCGGGCATGGAAATGCTGAGGTAGACGATGGAACGATCAAAAGTATTAGCTAAGCAAATTGAGCGTCCCGGCAAACGGGAACTCAAGGAAATCCTTAGCTCAGACACTACCGGCCCTCGCAATCTACTTCGTGGGGTTGGCGCAGTTGCTGCGACTCCGTACTTTGCAGCTAAAGACGCTATGGGCACACGTTTGTCTAATGAAGCTAAGTCAGAGCTGAAGCGCGAAGTAACCCGTGGAAACAAGGGCGAAGACGAATACGGCACACGTCCTGAAGATTTCAAAAAAGGCGGCAAAGTTCGTTCTGCTTCAAGCCGTGCTGACGGCATTGCGACCAAGGGCAAAACTCGCGGGAAAATGTACTAATCATGGCAAACACTTCTGGATCAACTGGTTTTAACCTAGACCTCACCGAGCTGGTTGAGGAAGCGTTTGAGCGCGTCGGTTCAGAGCTGCGCACTGGCTATGACTTGAAGACTGCTCGCCGCAGTCTCAACCTTTTGTTCGCTGATTGGGCGAACCGTGGCGTGAACATGTGGACGTTTGAGCAGGGCACGATTGATCTCGTGCAGGGTCAGAACACCTACCCGCTGCCAAATGACACCGTGGATTTGCTAGAGCAGGTGATTCGTACACAAGCCAACAGCGTCAGCAACCAAGCTGACCTGACCATCACGCGTATCAGTGTTTCTACGTACGCGACGCTCCCAAACAAACTGCAACAAGCCCGTCCAATTCAGGTATGGGTACAGCGTTTGGACGGACAGCAGTCCGCTACAGGGGGCACACTTGCATCAACGATCACCTCGACAGCTACCACGCTTACTGTTACCGACGCCTCTGGACTACCGGCAACCGGTTTCGTCAAGATTGACAACGAGTACATCCAGTATGGCTACATCACGGGCAATACTCTGTACAACTGCTTCCGCGCCCAGAACAACTCAACCGCAGCCGCTCACACAGCCGGAGCCACCATCTATTGGGCCAAACTCCCAGCAGTAACCGTGTGGCCAACCCCTGACAACGCGCAGCAGTACCAGTTCGTGTATTGGCGTATGCGTCGCGTGCAGGATGCCGGTGGTGGTGTGAACGTGATGGACGTGCCCTTCCGCTTTGTGCCCTGCATGACCGCAGGTCTGTCATATTACTTGGCGCTCAAAGTGCCCGGCGGCATGGAGCGTTTGCAGGTTTTGAAGCAGCAGTATGACGAGGCTTGGGAGATTGCCGCAGGCGAAGACCAAGAGAAAGCAGCGGTGCGCTTCGTGCCGCGTCAGATGTTCATCGGCTAATGGGAAACAGGTTCTCCTCCGGCAAGAACAGCATCGCCGAGTGCGACCGCTGTGGCTTTCGCTTTAAACTCACACAGCTCCGTCGTGAGGTCGTCAAGACCAAGAACTACGAGCTGCTGGTATGCGGCCCTTGCTGGGACCCAGATCACCCACAGTTGCAACTGGGTATGTACCCTGTTGATGACCCTCAAGGCGTTCGCAACCCCCGTCCTGACCGCAGCTATGTGACTTCTGGGCTGTTGGCTGACGGCGAGTTGGGCGGTGGTAGTCGAATCTTCCAATGGGGCTGGAATCCCGTTGGTGGCGCAGCAGCCAATGATGCAGGTTTAACGCCAAATAACTTGGCTTTGACCGTAAGTCTTGGTACAGTAACGGTAGTAACGACGTAAGGAGTCCCTCATGGACAAGAAAGACTTAGCACAAGACAAGAAGATGATTAAGGCTGCTGTTGGCAAGCATGAACGCAACATGCACCCCGGCAAGAAGCCTACTAAATTATCTAAAGGCGGCGTCACCAATGACGCGCTCAAAGCTCAAGGCCGCAACATGGCCCGTGCAAGCAACCAACGCGGAGGCTAATATGGCTGGCGAAAACAACTTACCCGCATCTGCTTACGCAGGTCGCTACAAGGAAGGTCCTGCTGACTTGGCTGCAAAAGCCAACCGTAGCAAGGCTGAGACCGTGAACATGAGCGTTGGCAATATCAGCAAAGGCGCTGGTAACAACCCAACCAAGACCGACGGTATCAAAATCCGTGGCACTGGCGCGGCTACCAAAGGTGTGATGGCACGAGGACCGATGGCCTAATATGAACTACGCTGACCTTGTATCTGCGATTGAGACGTACACGGAAAACACCTTTCCGGCGACTACGCTTGCTGATGGAACTGTTGTGTCTTCAACGACACAGATCAACAACTTCATCACACAGGCGGAACAACGCATTTACAACTCAGTGCAGTTCCCTTCGTTGCGCAAGAACGTGACGGGTGTTACAACAGCTTCAAACAAGTATGTGTCATGCCCCTTGGACTTCTTGGCCACGTACTCCATTGCCATCATCGACCCTGTTACGAGCGAGTACAGCTACCTGTTGAACAAGGATGTGAACTTCATCCGTGAGGCGTACCCATCGCCAACCTCAACCGGTGCACCCAAGTACTACGCGCTGTTCGGCCCAGCCAGCTCAGATGAAACTGAGCTGACAATTATCCTCGGCCCTACGCCAGATGTGGCGTACAACGTTGAGCTGCACTACTACTATTACCCAACGTCGATCACAGTGTCGGCCTCTGGTACATCGTGGTTGGGCGACAACTTTGACAGCGTGTTGTTGTACGGTTCGTTGGTTGAGGCTTACACCTACATGAAGGGTGAGGCTGACATCATTGGTCTGTACGATACCAAGTACAAAGAAGCACTTGCGTTGGCCAAGCGTCTGGGTGATGGTCTGGAGCGTAGCGATGCGTACCGCAGTGGTCAGTATCGTATGCCACCATTGCCTCAGAATAGTGGGGTGGCGTAATGGCTTTTACTGGTAACTGGACATGTAACACCTTTAAAACGGGCTTGATGAACGGCACGTTTAACTTTACGTCCGGAACTTTTTACATTGCGCTGTATACCAATGCAGCCACGTTGGACGCTACCACCACCGCCTACACAACGACTGGCGAGGTGTCTGGCTCTGGGTACACCGCTGCTGGGCAAATTCTGACGGTATCTCAAGTCCCAACAATAGGCAACTCAGGTACAACGTCCTACATTTCTTTTGGCAACGTATCTTGGACTGGTGCATTCACGGCGCGGGGCGCTTTGATTTACAAGCCGGGAGATAATGGCGCTATATGTGTGCTGGATTTTGGCTCAGATAAATCGTCAAGCAATACGTTCACGGTACAGTTTCCAGACCCATCGAACACGTCCGCAATCATTCGCATTTCATAAGGGGGTCCAATGACCACTTGGTCGGCTGTCAACACAACCCAGACTCCTAGCTGGCAATCCATTGAGGATGCCAAAGTTGAGGCGTTTGAGTTTGCCCCTTTTGCAACCCTAGCATTTGCTGAAGGTTGTTTTGCTGACGGCAGTACAGGTAGCCTTTGGGAAGGCTTGGTCACCAACACTACGGTGTGGACCCCCATAACTACGTAAAAC